CGGATCGGCCCTGGTTTCACTTCCCCATTGGCTATTTCCACTCGAAGATCAGGAAACTCTTTTTCTAGCGCTTCCTTCGCCATATGCAATTCAGCAGTGAACCTACTTGCTACAATGACCGGATACGTTCCATACCCATGCAATAATTCAATGAGGGCTTCGATTCGCGGGCTTTTCTTCCCTATCGGAACGCATTCGGAATCAACGCCGGTAGGCATGAACCCAGAGGCGAGCTGCGATAGGCGAATGAGTACTACAAGAGAGTTGCTGGCATTCATCTCTACCCCAGCGTACTCAGCTTCTAGGTCTCTAATCATATCCTTGTAGAGCTTCTTCTGCTCAGGAAGCATATCAAAGTATATCTTCTCATACACTTTTGGAGGAAGATCAAGGCACTCATCCATCTTGCGGATAAAAGCGTAGGGCCTAATCTTTGCTTTGAGTTCAGGAAGATTCTTATAAGGAACTTGTACATCAGGATTCTGAAGTAGATACCTCACATCACATTCAGAAACCATATATGTTGAAGCAATAAGATCAGGAGGAAAGCCTTTTATGCTTGCGTCCCGAATAAGGCGCATTTCTTTAAGAGACAATTTCCTCTTGAATATCTTTCCGGTAGAAGGAATGTGGTCTGTTTTCTCTAGACCATACCTTGCTCGAAACGCGCTGAACGGCATTCCCCAGAAATTTGGGCAGAGAAATTCAAACACAGAATACAGATCATAAGGGGAATTAGCAACGGGGGTTCCAGTCATAATAACCCTCTGAACTGCTAAAGGCGTAGCTTTCACTACTCGCTTCCCTAGCTTTGTAAGGTCTGCCATACCGAAAATTATATTCTGAGTCCTCTGCGCTTCAATATGAGCAATCATATGACTCTCGTCGATGATCACTAGAGTTCTGTTGTTCTTTACGAACATCCGGTAATAAGGCAAATAAGTATCATAGCTAAAGCTCTCAGTATTGCTCACTAAGTACTTCAATGTACCTTCTTGCCTAGAATCCTCGTCCATGAACTCTTTGAATTCTTTGTCGAACTTCTTAGAAGAACCCTTCTTGAAGAGGAGCGTTTTATACGGAATCTGAGAATGCATGGGCAACTGTTCAGTAATAAACTGGTCCAGTGTAGATATGGGACCAATAAAGAATACCGCATCTATCTGCCCATCCAAAAACTTGTAAGACACGGTATCGATAAGGAGTTTTGTTTTTCCAAGTCCTTGCTCAAGAAAGTAAGCAAAGAACTCTTTATCTTTTGCGAAATCTAGCCCCTCCTCCTGATGTTTAAAAGGAGGGGTCTTGTAGATGTATTCCATTAAGAATCCTTAAATATAAGTTATTACAGGAACTTTTGCTTCAAATTCTACTTTGTAGTTAAGATCCCCCATATGTTCTCGTAACTTTGGGTCTAATTCTAAAAAGGGAGAACTAGGCCAACGAATAAATTTTCCTTCTATCTCTCCTTTATAAATCTTATGCGCAAATCTATTGAACCCATTTGTGTAATCTAAAGAAGGAGTTCCAATAAAAACAAACACACAAAGAGGATAGCGTTTTATTACCGAAGGAAAATCAAAAAAGAATATGTCATCTAAATAACTCGGCTCTTCAATATAAACATATTTAGGGCACTCATCCCCAGAAGCTACAGTTACATCTATACTAGTAATAATGTCTCCAACACCTCTTAACCATAAAGGTGTTGGAGTCTTAATATCCCAAGGCAAATCGTTCTGTATTACATTTTTAATATATCCAGAACCTAATTTACTAGGTATACATACCAGATTCCTGGAATATTTAAGGGCTTCTTTTATAAGATAAGTTTTTCCCGATCTCCTTGGAGCGACTATACAAGAAACTCCACCTATATGTTCTGGGTCTATAAGAGCCCTTCTCTGCCATATAGTAAGCAAGGTTTACTCCTTTATCTTGAAAAAATAGTTTTGTATGCCTTATCCAACTCCGGGTCCTTCTCTATAACAGCAATGAACGCCCGAATCTTATTCTCGATAATAGCATAGGCATCGTCCCTCGGCATGGAGCCATCGACGGGGATTACTGATTCCACTACCCACTCCTTTTTGCCTTTAACCTCTTGATCACTTCCCACCGCAACAAGATACTCAAAGTTTGTTACTCCAGTGGTCGCTATGTACATAGGATGTTGGCTTCGGGCAGTATACTTGCTATGTCCTTTCCATGCCCCCGTGGTTTTGATATCAATAATCTTTTTACCAGGAAAATAGATATCCATTCGGCCATAGAGTGTATACTCATACTCGTCTATCTTGAGAATCTGCTTTGTTACTTCTTGCTGTTTGCCGCTTGAACATTTATCGTAGAACTCTGTAGTAAGGAGAGCTCCGTGCTTACCTTCAAACGCATCGCGACCCATAAAGAGATCCATGCATACCTTGCTTTCAAAGTCCATGCCTCTTTTTACTTCTGGAGATAATGGTGTTTTAAATCGAAATAACTGATTCTTAAAATCCGTAAAAGCTTTTTCTGCCCAAGACGAGGGAGCGTTCTGACACCAGTCAAATGCATCCAATATTGAAGAGGTGATAAGATAGGGTCTTGCTTGTGTCACTATTCCTCCAAACCTTCGCAGTCAATAGCTCCATCGAATATTTCTAGTTCTTTCCTGATTCGGCTCTCTTCCAAGAGGTCTCCCATCTTGCAGAAAGTAAACTCTTCTGGAGCCGTAAAACGTATAATTCCATTATTTTTTCCGCTCATCTTGAAGGGGAAGTTATAAAACTCAGCTTCCGGGATGTAGATATTAGGCCCGAACTTATGGGAAATCAACTTACGAATAGAATTCCCTTCCCGTATAAGCCGATAAATAGATCCCTCTTTCTTCCCTGTTGCTTTAGCAAATCCTTGCACAGTAAAAAATCTATGCCCCGACAATGTTATCAATCCTTCCATAAAACCCTCGTAGAATAGAATTGTAGGTCTTTACTGACCCTAAGAGATAATATCATGTATAACGCCTATTGTCAATAGGTAATAACTCATTATGAAGCCTTATTTTGGAAGTTTATTTATCTCCCCTAAAATAACTCTTATCGCCTCTCGCAGAGGGCTCTTAGGCCCAGTGACCCTGTAGATAAATTCCGCTAATTTGTTTGCTGCTTCAGTTAGAGACATACGGACTCCTTAAATGACCTTCTGTATTTCAATCCCGCAATGAACATCCCTCTTCCTTCTAGCAAGAATAGAGAAGGGCTTCGCCATATCATGTATCTGCTCTTTTGATATTTCTATGTAGCCTCCATCAGGGACGAGGAGCCCGCTATACGTTTTGTAGTAATAATTGGACGGTAATCTCTCTTGCTCTGGGTGCTTAGAACTCACCGGAGTGAGTAATTGATAAAAGAGTATTGTGGCTCCTTCAGTAGTCTTTGACCACCTAAGTACGTGAGACAGATAGGAACTAGAAAGTAACTCAGGGTGGTTTTTGTTTATGGGACCAATCCGTACTACGTCCGTTAGCTCAAAAGCCCCGAAATTGATACCGTTTCTAGCTCCATACATATACCATCTATCCGTATTGCGAAGCAAAATAAAAGGGTCCCCCAACAACTCAGCGCCCTTCCCTCGGCACCTGAGTATAATGGAGCCGAAGATAGGGACAGCGGACTCCGCTTGAAGCTCATACTTCGCCCAGTACTTCACCGTATACACAAAGGTGGCCGAGGGTATATCTCCTTTTTGAATCAGAAGCGCCTTTATCTCCTCTTTGCTTTTTATGAATGCTCGGTTCCTCGGAGGACGCAAGAACTCAGGGAGGGGCATAAGCTCTGTCTCCATTACTTTATTATATTCTATCACCCTCCCGCTCCTCCCTGCGGCAAAAACAGGACTCCACTTAGCCTCCACTGAGTAATAGTTAGCTACACGCTGGGCATGTCTAACAGGCAAGAGGGAGGCTTCTTCCCTTGCCTGACAGAATGCCTTCTTTATAATGTTGTTAGAATAGATAGCGGGCCTCCTGAAGATAGAATACAAAGTATAACACAAGATTACCGAGGAAAGCTACTCCTCTACTTCAAACTTCTTGGGCTCAGAGCGAACTCCGTTTTCTACGAGACAGTAGGAATAATGGGATATATCAGAAGAAAAACTAAAAGCATGAGCGATATTCCAGTCCCTATCCTCTAAACACGTCAAGCAATTCGGATGCTCTGCAAGGAAATTGAGTACTTCGTCCCTCGTCATGTAGCGCTTCTTTGATTCTTGCTTTATTATAAATTCTTCATAAAAATTCCAATAAGCTTCTAATCTACTACTAGACCCGTCAGAAAACTCCACCACAAAAGGGCCCTCTATGTGTTCTACATCATAGAAAATTTCTAACGTTCCAGAATTATGAACCAATCTCTTTCCCGCAAGCAAAGCATCCAACATCTCTTTTCGACTATTCACTTTAATCCTCCTATAGAATCTAGGCTTCTTCTTTATACCAAGCCATTTCCACAACTTGCGAAAGTATTTTCTTCTGATCATCTTTGAGCAAACGACCAATGGAGCAAAACTGCATTTCTCCCTGATGAATTGACGGCCATGTTTTCAGTTCAGTCGCAAGACCTTTAAAGAATAGTGCCTGTTCGCTATCATCCATGTTAGCGAACTGAGCTCCGAGGGCTTCCATATCAATCCATACTGCTTGAATCTTCATGACAAAGCTCCTTCTCCGTCTGCGGCATCTCAATAGGATGCACCCAATCAGGTTGATTCTCGAAGTCCCCAAGAACAATGCTGTGTCTACCGATAGTAGTTGAATCAACATCACAATACGTTGTTATTTGATCATAAAGCGGAATATATCTTCCGCCTTTTGTTGTTTGGAGGTACATTGCACCATAGAAATCGCGTCCATCGCCGTTAAAAGCCACAACACACTTCTCGAAAGGTTTTGGCTTATACTTGGAGGCATCTACCCATCCAGACCCTCCCTCATTAATTGCATTCTGTATAGCTTCTTCTAGTAGAGTCCAGCAACTACGTTCAGAAGGTTTTAGGTTGCCTACAGCCGTGAGGATTTTCTCTTTTGCTTCCTTGAGAGCCCCAATTCTTGCTTCTTTCCTAATTCTAGAAATTCTTTCCGCAGCTATATCTAAAGCATCATCAATAGTTGGTATCTCATCTTCCGGTCTATTTAAGAAGGCTACTAAAGAAACAATCCCTTCTATAATTTGCGCTTCTTCTCGATCTTTATTTGTTATCATACTGTAACCTCCTCAGTCATCTTAATTCCTTTTGCTTTAAGTTCATTAAAGAGTTTTGTACCTATTTTCCTACGTACACGTTCTTCAGGTTTAGCTCTATCTTTTACAAGTCTTTTTACCCTAAAATCTTCTGGTGTTGGATCAAACAAATCGTGGGAAGCGATATTTCTTGCTGAAGTTTCATTCAGTATGACCCACCACATATTATTGATATTGTGAACAACTTCTCCACGAAGGAGCCTACCAGACCAGTAGTCACGGAAATATTTTAATTCACCGTTTTTAATAACCTTTTTATCTCGATCTATTGCATTGCTTCCCATTCGGTCTTTATATAAGTCATATTGATAGGACGGCCCCTGAAAGTTTTCCAGCTCCTTAATCTTATTTAGTACTGCTTTACGTCCAAAAGGCAAGTATTCTTCGTACTCTAGGTCTACTCCAGCAGAGGATATAGATGAAATAATCTTTTTAGCCGCTCGCTGGAACACTAGCCTTTCAAAATTAATAAGATGCTTAAATCGGTCATAATCATAGACTCCGAGGTCATCTTCTCTTCCCGTCCTAGATTTCAGATAGTAAAACTCAAATTTAAATCCTGTAGGGTATCTATGACCTTCAAACCTAAATATATTATTTCCTCCCCATCTATAATCCTTCCATAAAGAAGGGTAGCTTTTGACTACAAGTTCGTCATAAGGAACATCTGATTTCACAAACCTACATTCATCACAAAGAATATTAGCAACTCGATGAAAGATGCCATAATGATGCCAAGAAGCATTCCATCCAAGCAAGGTATCTCTAGTCTCTCGATGTTCAGTATTGTTTGAAAAAACTAGCTGTAAATATTCTTCTCTAACAGTAAACTTATCCTTCATCAATAAATCTCCCTACATCCTCCGCCTATTAGGTATTGTTTCCAACCCTCTTCCTTCAAGGCCCAGAACTTCTCCATGGTTTCATGTTGCGCTTTAGTCCGCCGCTCATAAGGGTCTCCATTTTTCTTCACCGGCCAAGGGCCTTGACAGCCTGATTCCTCAATAATCAGACCTTCATACTCGTAGAGCCGAGGGCTGCAAAGAATACCTAGCATTCTCTATTCCTCCTCTATCTCTTGATAGCCCCTATCTTCCATGACAACTATCCTTGATTCTTTGGGTATAGACTCTAACAAATCTAGAACAAGATTAGTTGCTTCTTGATAATTTCCTGCCGCATCCAGTAAAGCTAACATTGGAACTTTGAGATTATCAATAATATAGCCATAACTACGTTTTTGCTCTTCTACATAAGAAGCAACACAGTCTTCAAAATCAACATCAATTTTCATTCTTTTACTTTCTCCATAATCGCTTCAACTCCCTTACGCATAAGAAAACGAAAATCCTCACGAATGGAGTTATTAGACATGAGTTGTTTAATATCTGTCCCCATCTCAGTGATGATTTTATTGACAATCTTCTCCGCAAGCTCCTCTTCGAGTTTTTCTGTAATCTTTGCGTATATTTTACTATAATCAATATTAGCATAAGCTCTCTTCAACTCTGCCGATATGTCAATTTTATTTTTATAATCAATCGTAAATGGTTCGCCTTTACGAACCATATCCACTATAGCATTCTCCATAGCTTGCTCAAGTCTTTCTGTATTCATTCTTCGCTCCCTTATTCTCTTTTAGCCTTTAACCCGAAACCTATCCGGTACAGGTTCTCTTATAAGATCTATGATCTCATACTTTGTGGGGTCTTCTAGTTTTCTTTTCAGGTCAAAACGCAACCAACCAAAAGAAGAGGACGAGTGTCTACCTATTTCAGATCCATCCTCTCTTAGTATTCTTCCCCTACAATTGCCCATAAACTCTACGCCAATATCTGGGCAATCGTCTATGAGAGACGCTTTTCGGTCGTATTTATCACAAACCAAGTAAACCTTTTCCATAACTTCTACTCCTTATCCAAAACAAATTCACCATTCAAGAAAGAGTAATATTTTGTTGAGCCCTCTTTAAGAATAAACATAACTCTGTTAGGACCATCAGCTATCAGTTTAGGGTATCCAGGAGTTACTTGTATAGAAGTTTCTACTCTTCCAAGAGCCACTAAAGCATCACTTTTTAGGGGTTCATCCCCCGGTAATTTATCTAGGGCTTCACGTATAATAGATGTATCTGTCATTCTTTAAACCTCTGTTTTAACATAGCATCTGCTACTTCATAGGCTGAAACAGAAACTCCATCTGCATCCCATTGCCACAGTCCTTCTGAATCTTGTAAGGAACAAAATCCGGCCAATGCTTTTCCTGCAAAATAATCTCGAAGCGTCATTCCAGTTATAAAATCACCCTGGACACTACTATTCGGAAACGCATATTCATCGCCTTCTTTCACTTTGATTCCTCCTTATTCGTAAACGAAACCACACATTTCCCATCTACCTTAAACTTCATGTAGGGTCCATCAAGGAACATCGTGAAGAACTCCCTCAATCGACTCAATGGAAGATACACGAAGGTCTTTTCCTTGTTGGCCAAGTCAATACGACCAGTGATGATGTCAATTCCCTTGACCCGTCCTACTTCTTCTTGCAGACCAAAATAATAATCAGCGTTCATCGTTCCTCGCCTCCTGTATATAAACTTCAGTTTTATCTTCCATCCATTTCCAGCTCCACCACGTAGAAGATTGCCTAATTGTTACCTCTATTTTCATGGGCTTCTCAAAAGTAATATTTTCATATTTGCTAGAAATATAATTTTCTATTTTCTCTTTATCATAACTATTGCCCATAAAAGGAGCTACCAGACAAAATATGCCCAAAATAAGTAAACCTATTGCTCCAGAACTTGCATCTTCTGTAAAAACAATAATAGAACTAGCAATTAAAATAACACTTACAAACAACAAAACAGCTGCCATATTTTCCTCCTTAATACCTATATCCGCGAATTCTTTCTTCTTCATTCCTTGGCTCAAAGAACAAAGTATTATAATTATCCGTTATTAGATTATGATCCTTAAAAGCTTGTAGCAAATCTTTCCATTCTTGTTTGGCTTCAAGGAAAACATCTAAGTCCCTCATGAACGCGGAGTCATCTCCCATATTAACTTCACATATCCCGCTAACGTTAAATTGAGAAGATACCCTAGTTTCTTCTGGCATTTTCTTATAACGTAATTTCACCTGAATCCCTCCTAAACTTCTCATTGTATGCTAGATACCTCTCTTCAATTGTTTGAGAAGATAGAATACAAGATTTTACAAACCATCCACACCCCCTCTTCCCTTCTGGGCACCCAGTCCGGTACACACAATTAGGAACCAATACCTCTCCAAGCACTCGAAGATAGGGGTCTGTAGAATGCATCAAAGAATACTTAATCCCTTCCATTGCTTCCCTGGTACCCTTCCAAGCCCTAAAGCAAAGTCTTTTCCGTGCCATATCGATAAGCGCCTGGGCGTTGGAATCCTGAAGGTGGTCTACTATTTCGTCTCCTTCATGACCCTCAAACCAATCAGGTCTCGTGGAACTCACGAAGGGCAATTGATGAATATGCCGGGCCAAGTGCGTAGAAACGCGCTTCAAGAGCTTCTTGTACCTCCAGGCAATAATAAAGCGCCTAATAGGAGAGTGCTCGGCAATAAGGTAATCCCTAAATACTTCGGGGGTGAACTTACTGCCACTCGTCTTTCGTGCAGTGACCCACGCTGCCTTCTGCACGAGGGCCACATCGGTGATCACCTCTAGTTCATCAGGGAGAATCATTTACTATCCTCCTTGATCTTAAAATACGCCTTATCTATCATAGTCTGAGCTATTCTCATAGGGCATCTTTCAGCGTGTTCGGCTCCGATAGTCTCAGTTTTACTAGGGATTTTATGTCCACACAAATGACACTTGCTCAAGACAAAAACACTCCAGAGTCTACTCAGATCCCATTTAAAGCTAAATAAGGCATAACCTAATTTCCATCCTCTAGGAAAATAAGAAGATTTCATTTACTCCCCCGCCGCATACAACGCTTCACTTTCCAGCTCTTCATTGTCTTCAATCCAATCTACAAGATTCCCCCCTGTGTCATAATCTATTGCTTTCAAAAACAATATTTCACAAGTACTAGGAAGTCCGTCGCCATTCTTATCTCGCATGTATCCTTTGTCGATCGTTACTTTAGCGGTAACAGATAGGTTGACATCCCGATCTTCCCCCTCCACACAGAGTATACCTTCCCAGTTAAACTCAACCAGCATTCAGTCCTCCTGTTGCTCGACAATCAGTTCTTGCCCGCAGTTACAACGAAATCGCAATACATTTGTAGTTATGAAGTTCTCATAAATAGCTTTACAAGAAGGGCAAGTATATTTGCTTATAATAGATATGTAGGGCCTTTCTATCCATTCAACTTTTACTTTCTTAGGAGTCTTTGTTACACTCACACTAATCCTCCTTAATTAGCTAAACAAACCCCAGGAAATATTTTACTTCCATCAAGGCTATCTACATCAATAGCATCTAACACCATATGTATAGCCTCTTGCTCATCCTCACAATGATACCAGAATCCTTTCTTATCTGTCACATACCATTCGTTCTTAGGTTTATTCCATACTTTAAATAATTTAGTAACTAACATTCAATCCCCCTTAAACACCCTCTTCAATAATATCTTCGTCTCTTCGGGGAGCACTCTCTTTCCTTGCTTGTACTCATAGTACCCCGTAAGACCCATGTTATAAGCGCAGAGTGCTCCTTTGAGACTCCCTGTTTTCTTCCTCATTCGAGCAAAATGCGCTAAAGAAACACGCAAGTTATCTTCCCAGAACAAGGGATCATATTTGTTTCCCTTATTGTACCAGCGAATGAAGTCAGGAACGGCCTTTGAGTTCTGCTGTAGAAGACCTATATCCACGGTTCCATCTTTGTTGAAATTGAGCGCAAGAGGATTCCCGGAAGATTCTGCCATAATGAAATTCCGTATAAGCCAAACCGGGATGTTATAAGTTTTAGCATAAAAGTTTATCTTACTCTCATATTTATCCAACACCCCGGCGTAAAGAGTAGAACATAGGCACAGCAACAATAGGGGAAAGAACAATCGTTTCATTCTCCATACCACCTTTCCTTAAATTCTTGTAATATAGTCTCCGTTTCCTTCCAAGAAGGAAGACCTCCGAGCATCTTATCGTCGATTAGCACATCGTAGAATATCTTTGGTTTAGGGTTGAACCCCGCTGGATGCACGTTCTCATTAATAGCATCGAAAGGGATAACACGGAAAACAAGCTCCAATCTTGCTTCCTCTAAGTCCTTGCCTCCTCGACAAGTCCAGATGATTATATCTGCCCAGCTATGTATCCACTGGATGATGCGAACCGCGTCCTTCTTCACAAGGCCCATCTCATATCCATTGTTTTCTACGATAGTACCATCAAAATCTATAGCAATAATCGGTTTGCGTTTATGCAATCAGAGGACTCCTTATTCTATATTGCCCCTACCTCGCGGATAGGGGCTTCTTCGATTACTCCCCGAACTGCTCCTTCTCAAACGTAAGAATAGCATCCAGTGCCTTAGTATACTTCTCCACTTCAAGACGCGCATTGACGACCGCTGCGGAGCCATAAGCGCGGGGATTCTCTACGAATTTCCTGTAGAGACCCTTCTCTTTCTTCTGAGCATCCCTCAGTTTGGTCCTAGCATCCTGCTTCACGGCCCCTACATCCTGCTGGGCGTCCTCGTACCGATCGTTCAGCGCCTCTCCCTCCAACTCTTCCTTGCCCTTCTTCGCTTCTACCAAAAACGCACAGTCTTTCATTCATCGCCTCCACATACTTTGCTCTCTTCATACGAAGAGAGAATTAAAAAACACCGTTTAGCTTTCTGCATTGTCTATCTAACCACTCGTTTATTACATCTCTTTCTGTTTCTTGCACACTACAGTTAAACGTTATACCTCTAAGGGACAAAGAACAATCCTTGCTGGTAACTCCCTCTTCTTGTTCCACCTCGATCTCTACTGAATGGGATATCTTTGCGGTTTCTAGCTCGATTTCATCCAACATAGAAACATCAATAGAGGATTGTTTTACGGAAATAGGATGTCTACCAGAAACCGATAGTTGTACTTCATAATGAGGTATAGTCATACCTACAGGAACGTTAGTACCAGGCAAAACCCCCAAAGGTATAATACATTCTCTTCCTTCTGTACTCTCTGTATCTCCTCTATCTATTCTGCTTTTCATTTGCTCTCTACTAAAACTTGTTAACTCTACCTTCTTCCTTGTAACATACTTCATCGCCTTACTTTCGTCTCCATGAAGACTCGTTACCGTTACCTCCTTCTCTGTTCCGATCACCGTTACTACAATAATATCTCCCAACTCAACAGGAAACTGACACTTGTAAGAATATTCTTTGTTGTTACCTGGAAATTTCACTCCTATAACAGGATCTTCTGCAAAGAACTCAGGGATAAAACTCCACCCACCTGCATCTTTCAGCAACAACCAATTTCCTTCTTTAGCCTCTACGGAAAATATCCTTCCTTTATATTCGCTCATAGGGGAGTTGAAAAAGAATCCTGAATATTGATTTCCTATACCTAAATCCTCCCTGATCCTCACTTCCTCCCCTATCTTGAAATCTTGTATTCTCTTCATCTCTTATATCCTAATTCCTTTGCCGCCATCTTCTTGATGACTTTAGCCACATCACGGGGGATGCTCTCATCAAGAAGTATATTGCTCGGCCTATCTTCCCTGGCTCTAGCAATAATAAGCCCTTCAGACAAATCAAACTCATCTTTCTCGTTACACTTGGCCCATCCGAGACGAGTGATGTATACCCCATCCATCCACCCTCGCCACAGCGTCACAACGCCGTAGGGCTTCTTTTTGAAGGGACAAATGAATTGACTATAAGGGTTGGCTCCGAATTTATGCCCACTTTCAAGGGCTAACTCTTTCGTTTCTTTCTCCAATACTACATACTTGAACATTCAGTCCTCCTCGTTCTGTATATAATCATCAGGACTGGCTTTAATCAGTCGCGTAAGGAGCCCATGACTATTCTTCCCAACTAAAGCTACTGCCATACTATGGCATTTATTGTCAAACCACGTAGTCTCGTCTTCAAAGAACTTTTCAAGGGCTTCCACAGTCCATGATTCATATTTTTCGGGCCCTATAAGCCCAAGGCATCTTTCATAGATATCTGAATCTTTGGCCCAAAAGCTAAAATCTTCTATACTATCAAATGTTTGTTGTCCATCAAAAGACAAGAAAGTATCAGTGATAGTATCATAAAAGGCAAATTCTTCGGAATCATCAGTTATCTGATCTCCTAGATATACATAACGAAGCATTCAGTCCTCCTTATTTGTCAAAGCCCTTAATAATCCCAATAACAAGCCTCTCCGTAGGAGTTTTATTGCATTGCTCCCTATCTATGTCAGGACAAAAGAAAATATTGGAGAGTGTTATTTTTGTTTCATGTATTCCACATAGTTGCTCTATTTCATTAACCGCAGAGCAGAATCTATGAAATATCTCTTCGCTTTTTATTTGTATACCATCAAAGCGCAGTTCTGGGTATTCTTTCTTCATTCTTTGCATTCCTCCCTCAGTGCATCACAAAGCATTGTGTAACAACCAGCAATAAACTCTTCTGAAAAAGCATCAATATTGCTCCTAATATCGTCATAAGGATAAATTCCAGTAAGTCTATACATCTCGCGGAAGTAGTCATGAAGAATATGCAACCCCTCGTGCCTAAGCATGTCCTCTGTTACTTCAGCAAAAGGAATGTAGAGAGTCTTTATCTTAGGATCATATTCAGCTATAGACTTACTTCCATGGGCATCCTGGCAGAAGATAGTAAATGGAGTTTCATCTTCATCTACAGTTAGAGAAGTAAATGTAATCCTCTTGTTCCCACCTATACTCTCTACGGAATAAAAGTCAATCATTTAATCTTCCTTTCCTACATCCGTCGTGACGCCGCTCCGTTCCTCGAAGCGCTTAAACTCCTTATCCTCATCAGAACCTTCTTTATTGCTCAAATATTCCTTGTATCCTGCAAACAAGAATAAAAAACCAAACAGACTTATTGTCATGCAAATCCCCATAAAATAATGTTCCAAATAAAAAGCTACAGCTACAAAGATAGGTTCAAATAAAAAGGTATACCCCTTAAACAGCTCTCCACTCTTAGTGTAAAAAGATTTCTTGTCCATAATAGAAAAGAAAATAACTAAAAGGAAGTATATGAAGGCTTCGATTCCAAAGTAAACTCCCAGCAAAGTAATCATAATATCAAACTTAAATATGCTAGAAAGAACGAGCGTACCTATCAACATAGCGTTCCAAGTAAAGCATCTAATAACATTATACATCAGAGTGTTCCTTGCCTAAGTTGAAATGCTCTACTAGAAGAGCAACTACTTTCTTAGCCTCTGCTTTAGATAGCGAAATAGCAGAATACTGCCATCCATTATGAGCTACAAGAACATTTATTTCGTCTTCGTAGTCCCCATATTTACAAGGCTCTATTTTTATCTTGGTATTAGCTTCTCTCCGCTTTCTCTCTTCTTCTGGATTATACATCAGATTGCTCCTTCATACTTGCTATTAAGGCTTCTCCTAATTGATTCATTAAATACCCCATACTCCACAAACTGGCGCGAGCTTCATCAGCTTCTTCACTGTAGCCTTCTTCTGTGCTAAGAGCAGCGCTCTCTGCATACTCTTCTATCAAAGCCTCTACAAAAGCTTCTGCTTGTTTATAGGCAGATAAGCTACCCTCTACTTGCTGTATTGTCATATTCCCTCCTTCAGGAATTACCCCGGAATACCAAGAGTCTTAGTTAAGAAATTATAAGCGTAAGTTCCTGCTTGATGCCTACTTGCTTCGTATCTACCTTTGTTTTCGCGTCCAACTGCATCTATTCGAACTACCAGTCCTCCAACTAGATCACAGAGGGACTTAAGATTTTCAAGTCTACGCTCATCAGCATTACTCTCCCCAACAGGGTCTACAGGACCGATTAACTTCATCACCACATCTTCAATTTTCATTGCTTCCTCCCACAAATTCCTCAATCCTGCATCGGCACTCGTCGCATCGGTCACTGAGTGATCTAACAGATTCGTTCATATCTACGCGAGCCTTCCGGTAGTCTTCAGGCAAATAAGAGATATCCGGCATCGTGTAGGGAGAATCGTGCCTGTAGCCCCGGCGAAGCATCTCCGAAACCAGTACCGTGTGGCGATCCCCCATAGAGCTAGGCTCGATCTGCACTACAGGATTCATTCTACCGTCAATTCTGTAGTGCTTCACAAAAGAAGGTCTGTGCTTGTGCAACTCGGAATGCTCGCCCAATAAGTGTTTTCTACACATCAAGCGAGGATCAATCATCCACATGCGCATAAGGACTCCTTATCTTCATTTATACCACATATTGCTCATTATAGTCAAGAGCTATGCATCAATACAAACTCTATCTTTTCCGGTTTCTATCCCATCTTTCTTTTTTCTTTTCCTAGATACATCCTGCAATGGCCTGAATCTTCTATCCGATATTCTGATCCATTCAGGTCTCATATTTCCCCCGGAACCCAGAGTGCAGATTTCCCCTTCGTGGTTGAACAATGTGTGCTCCTACTATTCCCAACAGCCTTGACCAATCAATTTACCTTCCTTGAAGTAGAAAACAGCATAGAAATTATAATACCCTACATTGGGAACTGGACCTTCTATCTTGTTTTCTTTAGTGGAGGGATAGGGCTCTTCTCCGATAGTTATACTGGCGTCATAATAAAGGTCTTCTTGATAATTAGTTAACTGTAGTTCAGAGAAGATTTCCATAGAATAAGTTAACCCAGTGCTCTTAAACAACTGTTCATATCTTTCTATATCTGTCATTCAATCCTCCAAATAAAGTATACTTAGAAATCCAAGCCCTCTAGAAACTTCAATTCTTCTTCCGCAGCAAGAAGCCACTCCTCCCAATTCTGTGCTCTATTGAGTAGTTGCCAAGGAGTTTCGTTGCAGTTAAATTTCCCCGTACGTTTTCCTACAGGACAAAGAGGACAATCTTTATAAAAATTACACAGCAAACAATAAACTCCAGACCAAGACTCATCCAAAGCAGTTTCCATATTACGAAAACTGCAATAATCTATTGGATTCTGTGTCTTCGCCCATGCAATCATTCGTTCATAGTGTTCAATAACCATTTGCTTCACCTCCGATCGCCCTTCCATTCAGTCCTCCTCTTCAAATAATTCTACTACTTCATCCTTATACTCAAGAATTCGTTTCCTCTGATCAGATACAACTTATCAAACTCGCATACAAGCGTTCCAAAGGATGCCGAATCCCCTACATTTGAAATAACTTTACTATCCTTTCCGTTGGTAAGAATCAGGTCTCCATCTTCCAGAAACACTAACATACCTTTCGGGGTTATTGCTGCGTTTATTTCCTGTACCTGTATTCCTTGCTTCTCTTCAAGCAATATGATGTTTACTTCTTGACCCTTTCTTTCAAGATTAAAAAGATACCTACTATATTGCCCTCCAGAATACCCTACAAGCAGGAGAAAGTTATTTGTTTGAGACACAAATACTTTAGCATCTACTATTTTTACTTCTTTTATAGGTATCTTAGATACCCAGCAAGAATTATCTTCCAAAAGCAAATGAGCAAAGTAGGCACCGAAGACATCAGAGATAATCACATTAGAGAAGAGCTTTGAGGAGCCCTCGGGAACCTTCCATTTATTCTTTATTGTAACAACATCCTTTCCACCTATAGACAGGACAGAATGCTGAGTAAGACTATCACCAATTACAGAATAGAGTCTATTTTCAAAAGAGAATCCTCCCGGAAGATCTTTTGACTTAAAAGTTCCATCAAAATAAATGACTTTACTAGCATCTATGGTCACTCGCTTCTGGTTCCAGAAGCTATCTTCCGTAGTGACCAGCAACCTTTGCCCCTGACAAAAGATATGTTTTATTATGGGCTTCTCTGTCTTGAATACTAATGTTTCCTCTATATCCTTAACACTAGTAGGAGCATATTTTACTTGTTTGGTAATTCCCATACTTACTGTAGGAGGAGGCAACCTTTGACCCTTTTCAAACAGAGAATAAAACCATGTTTTAAGGCTTTCTGGTATCTCGTCAAAACTCCTAACCGAAGCAGGGATTGCCGTTTCTTTGTTAAATACTGATACATTATTCCTCATTCTTCCTTCCAGATCTTTTCGGGAATAAGAAGGATGAGTCCCTTTAAAAGGATGAAGTCCCGTATAGAGCTGAAACATAAGAATAGCAAAGCTGTACCAATCAGACAGACAAGAGAACTCATTTGCTGAGTAATCCCTGATAGAGGGCATTATAACCTTCGCTTTATGGTGAGGGGTCTGATAGGAGTCTACATCAATAAACTTAGGAACTTCAAACCCATTTTTACTGACAAGGAAGTTATACTCGTTGTAATCTACAATAAGCACTCCTTTTTCATGGATAAAGGAGGTTTTATTCTGAAAGGCTTCAAATAATTTCTTGTTAGTATCTACGGTAATTCCATGCCGCTGCCTAAAGGAAGTAGTAAAAAGAAGAGGGAACGCTTCACAATTATCCGCATACATCATCGTGTAGCCGACCGGTATGTTCCCTTTATAGACTATCTTTTCTGGCCTTATTATATCTTTATCTGTTAATACAGAGAGTTCCGCGCATTTATCTAAAAAAGAACTGTCTATAGGGTTCTGATAGATTTTGTATATCTCCCCTCCTTTGAGATAAATATCCCCTTCTCCTCCTGATGCCTTGAACTCAGAATCAAGGAGACGAATATTCTTTCCTTCTACCGTTATAGATATCATGCTATACCTCATCCATAAACGACATGACCACTACAGATACATCATCAGTGTTGACATACCCCTCTTTAGCATACTCTTTGCAAAGAGCATTCATTCTTCGCTGAATAAATCGAGGAGTATAGTTTTTGAACTTCAGCATATCTTCTATAACTTTCTTCACGGGGAGAATACCCCCTTGCTTATTAGCGAAAGAAGCCAGACCATCGGAAGCAAGAAGCACGGAGCCTCCAAGAACAACATATTTATTCCCGCTATACTTAGTTATGTTTTTACGCTCTATACAAGCATCAAATTTTTTATGTTCTAAACTAGCCCAAGAAGTTTCTATAACTTCAGAATCTTTAAAGGTTTCAAAATAACCCAATTTTCTTTGCTCTGAAAAATTGTAAGATAAATACAAAGGTGCCCCACTAGAGAATTGTATTTCTGTGGTGGTATTTCCAGAAGCAGAAAAATGAATAAAATAACCATCACCGATTATCTCCACAAAAATGCCATAACTATCTGGGTTGTCTTCAGTTACTACTTTTCTAGCCTCCAACCTAGTAGCGTCCATGAACGTATCCCCAAGGATACCTCTATACTGATGATATACGCTTTCCAAGCGGTCCTCGGGAGTCAAAGCAAGAAGCCTTGCTCCTACATCCGTATTCTCGGAGGAGGAGCACCCGTCGCAGACTACTACCCGATCGGAAAAACAGAAAGCATAGTCTTCACACAGAGCATGGGTAGATCCCTGCTTAATAAATCGATCCGTAATCATAAACGAGTGCTCCTTTATTCTAGAAGGACAGAGATTGAGGAACTACACCCGAAGTGCCGGTTCCAATGTTCTGAGAAGTGCTTGAAATACTCTTGCTAACAAACCCTGCGAGTTTCGCCAAACGTTGAGGAGAAGCATCAGCAACTTCCACATACTGAGTTAAAGAACCACGAGCAACGAAATTCTGTAAGAAATCCTTGCAATCTTTTGCGTTGATTCCAATAAGGACTACAGAAAGAGAATCCATAACTTCTTCAGCTAATACCTTCTCAATCTCCTTCTTTACAGAATCCGGGGTATTTATAGAGGAATTGTCCGCTCCATCCGTTATGATGAATATGATTCCATTGACGGAAAAATCCTGATCTACCAGCGTCTTAGCGTACGCCGAGGCCCCTCCAATAGCCGAGAAGGTAGAATCGAAAAGAGCGGTCATTCCTCCGCAACGAAACTGGGAAGCAGTATATTTACCCAGCGTGTTGAGAGGCACAAAACCATGCACTTCTTCTACTACCTGATTGAAATCTACCAGCCGAAACAGCAAGTTTTCCGCACGAGGGGACTTTCCGCAAGCATCTTTAACAGCATTGAGCATGTCTACAAGATCCCCTGAAAAAGCATCCACCGATCCCGATTTATCCCGGACTACCGTTACCAAAGTATATTCTGTGGCATCTAGCTTATCCGGCCTGATACCAGAATACACAAAGCTAGAAGTACCAATTTTTCCATTGAGCATCTCTCCATCATCTACAGTAGAAAATTTCAATTCTTTCCCTCCTTACACCAAAAAGTCGGTCGATTTAGAAATCTGCATTCCGCGAGACTTCATTGCTTTAACAAAGTCATTTCCCAGTCCATCGAAGCCGGTAACATTGGATGAACAATCTTCGAGAAGCACCATCTTCTTGATGTTGTCTTCCCCAAAGTTATTGGCAATGTCCTGAACCGTATTCGCCACGCAGTGCGATAAGGCTTCCCCTGCAATAGCAATAATATCTGCTTCTTGCAGAATAGTAATGAGCTGGGTATTGAGCTGAGTCGAAGCATCCTGAGCATCGGGGACGTCTGCTTGCACCGCGCTGTAGTGCTCGGTCCAGAAATTGGAGCCTTTGGTCACGTAGTCTACGAAGCCTATATTGGCTGCTTCCCAAGCAACAAGGGCTTCATACACATCGCCCTGGATTCCGTGCCCCTTGCTCCCGATAAGACAATGCGGAGGCCAGATGCAAAGAAGGTAGCGATTGTTACGATTGAGAGCTTCCACATAGTCCCTCGCCCTCTGCATGTGGGAAGGAACCGTAGTCCTCCATTTCCCCGCGTTGATATCATCCATGGTGATCAGGGTAAAAGGAGCAGGATGCTTACCAGCAGAATCCGCCCAGAACATGGGGTGCGCAATATCATACTGGTGGTGAGTATCCATAGTGACATGGATATCTTCCAACTTCTTTCCTAGCCTATTGATCATGGTTGCGAGACGCTTCATATCCGAGTCCGCGCCAGGAACAAAAAGACTACCGGAAGGATCACAGAAATCTATCTGTGGATCAATAACGAGAAGATGTACTTTCAACATACCTAAACTCCTAAATCTTTTCTTGCTTCTCATATAAGAAGCAGTAATAACACAATTATACACCAAGAGCTACAATTAGTCAATACGTGTAAGTATTATACATAAATATTCTTTTGCAATTCCTTATCAATCCTCTGTAACGCCTTCTTCGAACAATAGGACCTCGTGAGAAGCAACTCTTTGAATAAAGACACCTCTAGGAGCGTAGCGGGAATTATTCTCCCATCATACAGCAAGAAGCTACCCTTCCCGCAACTTATGTCTGATTCAAGGATGTCTTTAAAGTCCATTGAGCCCCACTTTATTTCTTGTTTTCTATCAAAGATGCTTCCTCATACTTGTTCATCCAACCCTTGATTCTTTCCTTTACATCTGCACTAAGGGAGGAAAAGAGTTCACTGTACTTGATTCGAGCTATTAACCTGTATGCTTCGTTCTCTATGTCGGTCATGAGGACTCCTATCTATTAAGAAAAATTAGCAATAAAAGAATCACAATCCATAAAACAAGCTGTTTTCATCTTTTCGCTATATTCTTTTCCAAAACACCTCTCGCAAAACTGAGTAGATACTTCAACTCTTTCTCCTGTCAATCTAGTGCCATAGGTTCTCCCACAATTAGGACAGGAACACATACTTTTAGGAAGACCAAAACGAGATATAATAGGCTCATCGAAATACATCATTTCTACACCCCTTAAATTTATATCTTCGCTCTTAATTCCTTGTCCACTTCGATACAATTCTCTAAAAGTACCCCAAACGACTGCCATTTCTTAAACAGCTCCATCAGAGTTAAAAATCTAGCTTTGTCTTCTGCCCAAGCTAAACCTAACTCGCCGTTGTATACAGGAACATCCTTAATTCCTGCTAAATGGCGTATTTTAGTTGCTAACCTCGAAGATAAGGGTCCATTCTGTAAGAGAGCAAAGTTATTAGCTACATCCTCCAAAGAGTTTATAACCAAAGAATCCAGAGCCAACAATCTAGCTATATACTCTTCCGTTATTCCCTGCTTCTTCCAGTCAGAAGCATCCAAGGCATCATAGACCGATCCCTGTACATCTTTAGGAATCTCTAAGTTATGAAGACCATGATAGAAAGCATATAAGAGTTCTTTAGACAAGCGTTCTTTATTCAGTACCGTAGACTGATCCACATTTGCCCACCAATAGGAGCTCTTAGTTCCGTCATAATCATAAATTATTCCAGATCCATCGGATACTTCAGGAATCTCAAACAATCGAGCTAAGGAGGATTCTATGCGCTTTCCGTTATCTCCCGGATAACTGCCCCATCCGGTCACCTCTAAACAAATATCTCCAACCTTAGCTTCTTGCCCATGTTTATCTAGCACATAATCCTCCTTCCTACTTCTGCCCTACGAATGGATGCAACTCCTCTATTTCATATCTGTATACGCGCCACTGTCTCATGGTGTACTCGGTTCCGTTTAGTTTGTTGAAATCCTTAGCTGTAAGGACCCATAACTAGTATTTGCTGCAATAATACCTATGGAACATACTAGTACGACAAAAAGCAACCATAATACAACATACTTCACTTCTTTCATGTCTTTCTCCTACTCAATAGACTTAGTAAACGAGTACTTGAACCGCTGCAATAAAGGAGCCTTTTCATACTTCTCTTTCTCTCTAATTCTGGCCTCTTCCATTTTTATTTCCGCATTCTTTACTACTTCTGCTATTACTTCTTTGGTAGCTTCTTCTATATTTGTGTAATATATGTCAGGGCGAAAAGAATAATTACTGAAATAAACATATATCCTGGATTGAATAGCTTCTACCTCTGCTACCTTCTGATCATATTTAGCCTTCAACTCCCTAAGCTCGTCGTATTCCGCTACAGAAATAGTTACTGTGTTCTCCATTCATTGCTCCTTTGTTTCTTCCGTGATCTTTGATTGTCCATCCCTCATAGGGGATACCGTAGGAATATACCTTTGGAGGTATACTTAAAAATCTAAACTCTTTAAGAATTCTAATTCCTTCCCTGCCGCAACAAGCCACTCTTCCCAGTTAATTGTTAGACATATATTTACAAACGGAGTACCTTGACAACTATACTGTTTTGTATGTCTACCTATCGGGCACTTATGGCATTTTAGCTCATAGTAATTACAAAGAGGACAAGAATCCGCACTCCAATTCTCCCCTAACTTAAAATACATATTTGCGGGTCTTACATACTCATTAGGATTTTGCTTTTTCACCCAAGCAATCATACGATCGTAATGAGATATAACTTCTTCTTTCAAGTGCTTTTTATGTAGCCATTTAGTTATAAGATTCATTTCTTACTCCTCCTTCTCCTTGAAAGCCTCTTCAAGAGGCTTCGCTTCAGGATATAACTCTTTGTTAGGAGTATATTCGCTACACCAAGATCCCCACCTAGACCAAGGAGAAGCCTCCGTTATAGGGCATCCATTAGATTCAAAATCAACACAAAACTGGTAACAAACACCTTCCAGATACATCCCTACTCCTCCTTCACAATCTTCACCGGGCATCCAAACTTCTCTTCAAGGATTGCCATAACATCCTTGATTCCAACGTCCCGTGGAGCCTTACTTGAAGGGACCTTGGCGAGGTACTTATATGGAAGCAACGCAAGGAGTGTTCCCCTAGGGCTATCTTGCTTTGCCTTTTTAAATTCACTTTCATGTACACACCAGTGCTCATCTTCTATGGTACACAGATAAATTCTTGTATCTCCTTCTTTTGTATTTTCTTGGGATTCATCTGATACTAGCACCTTCTCTCCTGCAACAAATTCCTCTTTCTTCCCTTCCATCTTTTCCTCCTTAGCAATGTATTCTTTCAAGTAGTCAAGAGCACATTCGGACATTTCTATATCTTGCCTTACTTCCTCTGCTTTACAGTAAGAAGCTGGAAGATAGTTATTTGTAATTTCTTCCTGTATAGGACAGCCATGGCCCCCATAACAATAAACTCCTCTGCAATTCCCTTGTTTTACAATCAGCTTTGCTTTCTCTAAACTAGTCATTTACTTTCCCCTGCCTTGAAGTTATAGGCGGGTTTGATCATTTCAACCACGTCCACCGTCTCTTTGATGTTATCCAGAATCACTTGCATATCTTTGTATGCTCCTGGGGCCTCGTCCAGCGTCGAGCTATCCGCTGTGGTCGTGTAAACGCCTGCAACTCTCATGTCCTCTTGGAATTGCTCTGTATTCAAGGTTGCCTTAGCCTTGGAGCGAGAGAGGATACGCCCAGCGCCGTGGGGCGCGGAATTATTGTACTTCTTGCTTCCCTTCCCTACGCAGATAGCCAGCCCATCGCGCATGTTGAACGGAATAATAAGACGCTCTCCCAACTTTGCCGACGTTGCTCCCTTACGAATCATTCCGTCCGCTCCGATGTAGTTATGCACTGATTCTATGGAATCTACTGTATCTGAGTGCAAGTATTCGGAAATACGCCTCATCATCTCCGCTCGGTTTCGAGAAGCGTACTCAGCTGCAAACTGTGAATCCTCCAGGTATTTATACCCTTCAGGAGAATCTACCAGCAAGAAAGGCATCCCTTGAGTATCTGCTCCCCAAGACGCACAGAGTTCTTTCGCTTTCTTTGTGTGGTAGGAAGCAATCTGTAGCCCGAAATTCCGGGAGCCGGAATGTATGGTCACCCACAATTTCCCAGCCTTCCCAAAACCTGCTTCAATGAAGTGGTTTCCACCGCCCAGGGACCCAACGGCCCTCACCGCTCGCTCTGCCTGTTCCTTGCTCATACCTATGTCAGAAGCCAAATTACGTATTTTATGAAACAAATAATCATGAACATAGCAAGGGTTATTGTTAACAGAGAAACCAGAAGGGATATTCTCTTTGATGAAGGAATCGAAGGCTACTACATCCATATTCTCGATATCGAACTTGCTAGAAAGCATTCCACAGCCGAGATCTACACCCACTACATCCGGGATAATCCTATCGTTCATCTGCATAGTGAAACCTACACAAGAGCCTATCCCCGCATGGCAATCGGGCATGATTGCTATATAGGAGCCCTTGAATGAAGGATTGTTCACAAAGTTCTGGATTTGAGCGCGTGTGGTATCATCTATATCATCGATCATCACATTCGCTTCGTTATATTTGCCCTTAATCGTCAGCATCGATATTCCTCATTCTTTTTCTCCTCCATTTATCTTTAAACTATCTGATTCCACGTAACTTTTGTGTGTCCCACACTTGGGGCAAGAATAAAAACTACCATCATAAACAAGCCCTAGATGGCAAGAATTTCCACGATAAGCATAAGAGAAAGAATCAAAATATTCTCCATATGCTGTGCCCTCTTTCTTAGAAGAAGGGCCAATAAATCCACAAGCATAACACTTCATTTTTATTGCTCCTTATAGGGCGAATAATTGGAATCGAGAATCAATGCATAAACACGTTGTCCGCTTTTTGTACCGCTTTCATGAAAACAAACGGAGTTCTTTGTTTTGCAGTAGGGGCAATCCTCCCAAGCAAAATCTTCAAAATCACTCACATAATCTCCTTTTATGATATTAGTTAATTCGTTGCCTTTTGCAGATACAATTGCCCCACATTCATTGCACTCTCCATACCAAAGAGAATCTATTGTTCTTTTACCTGATTTAAGAACTTCCATTGTTTACTCCCTTATATTTCGGCAAATATTAAAGCTATTATTTCAACTCACTAAACTTTATTAATTTATCCCCGGTATCCAGAAGCAACTGATCTATACCATCAAGAGTTATTTTCTGACCTCCATATTTTACCGTGAATCTGTTGTTAAGAATGTCAATGTTAATAACATCAAGCATCATTCCTGCATCTTGTGAAAAGAACTTAACGTTCAGCATACTTTCTCCTTCTGGGCCTAATAGATAGCCAGCAAATAAATCTAAAAGAAAACTTGGGTCTATAAAAAGAAAATGTAATTATGCAAACAACACTTTCTATTAAGTCCAACCATGCAACAACATAAAGACGTATAAATCTGTCCCAAAGAGTGATACCGTTCTTGTTCATCTTTACCTCCTCATTATACATCACATTCATGAATAATGCAAGATGTATAATCAGTCTTCTTTACTCTTGTCATATTCGCCGATAGCAAACACCAAAGCGTAGCAACACCAGATATAATGATAAGTTCCTCTTGTTACTGTGTGCTCCCAAAAATCATCCAAATTTACCTTAGTAGAGCTAGAATCTCGCATAGCAGTAACACACTCATATTCATCTTCCGCATGGAGTAAGAAGTAAATTTCTTCCATTATGTCTTCAGGAATATCTTCTTTTTCCTCTACATCTAAGGACCTCATGACCTCCTCTAAAACACAATCTCTAAATTCCTCTACTGAAAACTCCCGTATTCCTCCTCCAAAACAAGATTCCGCGAGCACTTTCTCTGACCAATAACCTGGATTTATCTCCCCATCTTTTCTTCTGAAAAAATTGAACATATCCTCTATTCTTGAGAACAGAAAAGATCCCATATCTCCTGTATATGCAAGATGATTAGGCCAGGTCACCACATCAAAAGCCATATTGAAAGTACCGTCAGAAAAATGAAGGTGTCTATATAGTCCATTATCATAAAGAACCTTCATTTTGTGATTTTTAACCTCCTCCATAAAACGTTCTTTTGTTAATCTAGTTCCATCCATTCTTTGCTCCTTATGATCTTATCTCTATATCTATTGTTCTCTTCATTACTAACTCCTTTGTTTCCTTCATTGAAACGCCTCCCCGATCTTACAATACGGGGCGTGGGGCCGAGGGCTGATCGCCCCGCACTCAAGGCAAGGTTCTTTGTTGGATGCTTTTATACTTGGTCGTTCCAGTACTCTTATTCCTTGACATAGCAAAGATCCTTCTTCCTTATCTTCCACTATCGTTTCAAATCGAACATGAGTAACTTCTTTTGGAATGCTTTCCCAGTTTATGTAGTTCTCATACATAGAATAATCCTCCTTATAACAACGTTTCTACATCCTAACAATACTTATGTTAGTATACCAACTCTCTGTTATGTCAGGAGTATGTATCATACTCCTGACACTATTCTATTCATGGCGTCTCGATATGATGAATCTTACCATCGATCATGGACCATTCGATCTTGCCTGCTTGGTAATCTAGCTGGCCTTGTTTGTACTTACTGTACCCAAAATTAAAGCTTGCTATAAGAACTACAATAACACCAACAAATACACCTACCGTAAAAGAGGCAAAAACAATTCTTCCTCCCTGCTCCTCGTTCATTCAGTCCTCCAATTATGTTAAGCTTCCTCCATCAAATATCCAATCATCTACAACGAGTCCATCGCTATAGATAACCTCAAATGTATCTTTTGTTTCAACATCAATCTTTTTCTGCCCCTTTGTATTTATAAAACAGCAAGAAAAAGCGGGGGCATCTTTCCCTTTTGCATATTCACACAGACGTTTTACAGAAACCAAGACACCATTATCCGAGTAGTATTGAGTACAGCCTTGTGTTATAAGTTCCTCAGAAGAACGATTTATAAACTCATCTCCTTTAGGAAAAAATGCATCTGATAGAACAAAATCCTCTCCTTCTACTTTCTTTAGTTCTGTTAGACGCAAACGTTCTGCTCCGATCCAAGAACATAATGCGACCATCTCCTCTACCGCTATCGGTCTCTCATTCTCCGTATATTCTTTATTAAATGTTGAGTTAATGGACAACATAAACTGTTTTTTATGTAAAGCTATTCTCATCTCCTCAAATGAAATAGTGCTACCAAAAACAGATCCGTTTCTATCTTCGTCGTAATGGTGAATACTTACTTGCAATTCATCTATCAATCCGTTTAATGCTTGTACTTTTTCAACTGATAGCAAAGATCCGTTTGTGTTTAAAACAATTCTGGTCTTGTGTGGACGCAATTCCCTACAAAGCTCAATTACTGAATCAAAGACAAGAAAAGGCTCTCCTCCGGTTATAATTACGGTTTTATATTCTTCTTTCTCTATTGCCGCTTTTGCATTAATAATCATCATATGACCGTTCATCACTATTTTATAATATTCCATAGAGCCAAAATTAGGCAGAAAATTCTTTAGAATTCCTTCTTCAAGTTTTTCCAAAGAATCACAAGTCCAATCCGATGCAAAATTATCCCCATTGACCAAATTAAAAACTATTCTTGATCGCATTTGAGTCCTCCTGTTCTACAGAAACATCTTTCTTATTCTGATATTCTTGGATAACCATACCCATACATATACCCTCAAGCAAGCTAAGTAAACACAATATAATAGTTATTACATCGTGTATAATATGTCCTAATACACTCATTTCCATATTTCTTCCTCCCTCTTCAATTCGCTGATCTAACCTCCGAGCTATCGCGGAGTGCCAATCAATCTTTACACAAGAAGAGTGGGATGACTTTCCCCATCGCACTCATCACCACTCCCTTTGGCTCTATTTCAAATAGTACTTGCTTCGCATTACATACCGCACACCACTCGTCTCTGGGCCTATCATACTCCTCGCAGGACAATAATTCATCCTCGCTTGTACCTCGCTCATCCTCGCAATTAGTATCAGCAAAGGGTTCAAGAGCGTTCCTAAGCATTTCTACTTGTTTCTGTAACTTCTCTAGCGTCTCCTCCCGCTTATTGGCTACCTGGGAGGCAAAGTGCTGAACCAACAGCGTATGCACTGCCTCTATATACATAGAGTTAGCTTCAAGCGATCCGAGGCACCGAGCCACTATGAGACGAGCAAGATTAGCTAAGCACCCATCCTCGCACGGTTCCAGCTTACGCAAAAATGAAAGATCATCCGGCTCCTCGTTATTCAAGTTGACGGGCCCATAATCGTCATCTAAAGACGGCTCCAACTTATGCAAATCTATATCTTCCATCTTAGTCCTCCTCTGTATCCGGCAATACTTCCACGGTTATTCTCACGTTTTCCTCTTCTAATCTTTTGAGCAGATCCTCTACATCATCTTCCCCTATACACAAATTATACCAATAATTCCTATGTACCTTTCCTTCATATACTTCTATGTTCCTCATTCCTGGCTCCTTTGTTTCCTTCCCAGCCTTCCAACGAGTCAAAAGCCTCGCTTCTAACCATCCCTGTAGTGAGCAGCAATCGGGCAATGTCGTTCTGTCCTAGTTCCGCAACTACCTCTTCTGATTTTGATACAAACAGTCTAGCGTTCTGTAGCGGATGGCAATACATATTCTTAGACTCAGGGCGCAAGAGGTAGAAGCGGTAGGGGTCTTCGACGAGGACCGAGGGCTCAGGGCCGATCATTCCTCGAAATCCAGCAAGAGTATCTTTGGTAGTTGCAAGAATATTTCTGTCTCCGTCTTCTCTGGATGTTTAAATCTATAGGTTGTGCTTGTTCCTATCGCCCACAAGGAGATAACAGCCAAAAGGATACGAAGAGCATTAAAGAATATATCTGTCTTTTCTTCTTTCATTCCTGGCTCCTCCTCTTACGTTTTGAGTCTAAGAAGTGCTGAAAACTCTCCATTATATCTTCTGCTACTCCTTTTGTTGTGTTATACCATTCCTCTTTATCTTCATCTGGTAAAATACCCAAAAACTCTTGGATCAATTCTTTAAGTCTCCTGTTAGTCATTTCTTTGCTCCTTCCAATTTTCCGCACTCAAGCAACGCATCTGTATAGGCTTCTTCTATTTGTTTTATATATTTTGTTACTTCTTCTGGTTCCTCTTGAATCCTATTTAGACCCTTTCGCATATAGTTTATGGCCGAGTGCTGCAACGACAATGCACGAATAATCTTTTCCATGCTATTCTCCTTCACTCCTCCAACATCTTGTTTTTCTGAGTTGTTATGTCTTAATTTGTGCTCTTTGCTAATGCCATATTGATCGTTTTCTACTTTTCCCATAAGCCAATCTAGCGATTTCCAATTTGATTTCTCCCAAGTAGACCAGATGTAGTCTGCTGGGTCCCCTCCTTCAAACACTATCTCCTTAGATCCGTTGTCTAACTCATAAATTCTCATAACAGTAGAACCTTTCGGTACTAACATAGAAATCTCCTTATTCTTCCCAGTGCTTGAACGTCTCAATCTTCGGAGGAAACAACTCCGGGTGCTCTCCGTCGTAATCCTCGGGCTCTATGCAACGTAGTTCTAGAGGGACCTTTTCAAGTTCTTCCAAGGACCATCGGCACACGTCGAGCTCTTCTTTGGAATAGGGTCCAGAATACTCTTCGAAATGCTCTAGGCACCACTTTGCTGAGTCCCAGTTCTCGTCCTCCCAAACAATATGCGAAGGTCCGAAATGCAAGACGCTATCAGCACCACCTAAGAGTTTAACTGCTTCTTTATAGATATCATAGACGGGCTTTGACCAGCCCCAGTAGCAATAGTAGCAATACATAGAAGACTCCTTATTCATTCTCCCAGCGATGAGCTTCCCAGAGCTCCTTTACTTTCTTTTCCCAAACTTCAGCAGAAACAGAAGAATAACAAACCTTGCAAAGATGCTCTGCGGGGTCCCCGAAAGATTCTTGGATTTCTTTTGAGGATCTACGCTCTCCGCAAATAGAGCAAATAAAAGAAGCAATACCTTTTGCTTCACATTCAACACAGATAGGCTCGTTATCCTTTACTGAAGCAGAGCGGAATACAACGCCCCTGGCCCTCATCTGCGCTTCTTGATTCTCTGCAAAATAGACAGGGAAAAGATTGCTCTTATCCCTATTCATCATTTGTTTTCTGCAAGAATGACACTGTTCAGTGTTTAGGTTGAATTGCATAGAGAATTAACCTTCGTTCCACTTAGCAATGGCATGTTGAAGACCTATACAAAGATCACGTTTATCTCCTTTTTCATATACAAACCAATGCTTTCCAGTAATAGGCGTAAATTGCACATAAATTCTCTGCTTTGTTACGGAATCACTTGCAATCTGTACTATTATATTGTCTCTAAACATATTTATATCAAGTTTCATAAAGCTCGATCCTCCTTACTAACCAGTTTCCCATATTTTCTAAACAGACTCAAATACACATATTTTTCGTTACCTTGTTTATCCTTTAGAATGACTTCACTTTTATCTATATCACAAGCTATAAGTCGAACATTCTTGAAAAACCCATAGTTATAAATCCCATTAATTATCAGTTCCATTGTTATACTTTCCATTCAATACCAGCAACTTCGCTTACAAGGAACTCTCCATTAGCAAAAGCGATAAACTTTTTCTGCTCTTTCCATGAATCGTAGATATCATCATATTCTACGGATTCATATTTACCAATAAATATAGAACCTTGTTTTAAATAGACTTTAATTGTCTCGTATTCCATACGTTCCTCCATTTATATCCATTACAAGAAAGAATACTATAGCCAAACTTTTCTTTTTCCAACCAATCTTTCAGCACAAGAAAATTTACCGAAGTACTTAATTCTGATCCGCTCGGAAATCTAATATAAAGCCTATAAGTTTTCATACGTTCCTCCGTGCACGCAAAATAACTACTTAGTTTTTGCTCCTATTTAAGTAAGCAAAATAATCCGCAAGTTGCTTTTCTGCTTCCTCTAAAGTATCAAACGGTTCATTATAGAAACAATTTGTCTCATCCTCAAAATACCATCCCTTCAAATAACTATTAGTATCTTCCATCAAAAGATGGATATAAGGATGCTCTTTTCCTTGTTTATCAATGTACATTATCTTCCTCCGTGTGTGCAAAGTAATTACCCGGCTATCAGGCGTCTAGGAATCCAGCGCCCCGGGCCGAGGGCCGATCGGCGCATTAAACGTCATTCAAGTAATAGATTGTCGGTTCACTTTCCTCTTCATACGTTACAATAGCAAAGAAATTACGTTCTCCAACTCCTTGTTGAATATAAGGCTTTATCCAACCAATAAACTTTTCTATCTCATAATCGTAGTTTTTAATGTTTGTTCTGAAATGTAAAAACCATCGATTGGCTATTTTATCAAACCAGAATGTTGGCTCTACTATCACAGGAAAATAATAACTTCCTCCAGAGCGTAAAAGCCAAGTACGGTCAGACTTGAAAAAAGGATGATCCGGCACATCTTTCCCAAGCTCTTCTCCTACAACAAGTTTTTTGATTACTGAAACAACCACGTCTGGTAATTCTTCTTTCAGTCCAGCACCAAAAATTATTTCAGTATACATTCCCATTTCTTTCTCCTTTGTTGTCCAGCGCCCCGGGCCGAGGATTCAGTATGTCCATAACTTACGCATTCTTTATAATTACGGGAACTGTCAAGATTTACTTGACAGTTCCCTTTATTAAAAGTCATAGTCTCCCAGCTCATCTTTGCAAATGCATTCTTCACTATCTTTCATCGCCGATCGCCCCTGGACGGTCTGCAAGGTTCGGATATGAATGCACAGCGGTAAGAAACCCAGCCCTGAAAACGTAGTAATCGAGGGAGTATATCGATTGCCCTATTCTATCCATGTCTTCAAACGGCACGCCAAGATATTCATTAAAGGCTTGTTTAATTTCTTCTTCCATAGTGTTAGAATCAACATTATGCTCCCTCATTTTAAAAAGATTTAGATTCCATAGCCTATTAAGCTCTTCTATGATTGGCTTCAGGTCCCTATGGAAAGTTCTATCTTCCGGTTCAGTCAAAGCACACTGGAAATTGTTCGGACCTATGAGCAATTCATAGTCCTCGTAAACATCCGCTTCTTCTTTTTCTGCCTCGGTTGCTATTCGGTATTCATTCATTGTTTCCTTGTGAGTAATAGGCGTAACTTTATAATGCACATTGGCAAAAATAGGGAGCTTAGAACATTCTTTACAAACGCGCCAAGTTCCATCCCCTAGAATTATCTCCGCTTGCGCATGGGATTCCTCTCCCATATAGGTAGGTCTATTTTCTTTTGGGTTCCATTCACATCCGTCTTTCATTCCTTGGCTCCTCCCTTATAACTCAATTTCTTGCCCCGGCATTTGCTTAACTAGTGAGCTACCCTGAGTTAAGCAAATGTTCTACACCCCAGCAACTGTGTGGATGTGCCAGAAACATCGATTTTTGTATTCTTGTCTGTCAGCAAAGGCGTGAATGTTCTTCAAAAAATCCTCTTCGACAAGTTCTTCCAGCTTTTCAATAGCTTTCGGCTCATCATCAACTACTGCAAACTCAACCGAATCATTACAACAAATCACATGAATCTTCATACAAACTCCTTTCCTATGCATTCATTCTAACTATATACAAAGGTATAAGCCCAAAAAGGAACCATCCTTCGCAGATATAACGTTTTGTATACCCGATACCTTTTCTCCATCTTTTATTACTTACCCAGGTTCTTTTTATGATCATTCCTTGGCTCCTTTGGATACTGCCCATTCATTCAGGACTTCAACAGCCCTTTCGAATGTAATGTCTCCTTCCCGATAGGCGTTCAAGACTCCACCAGGACAAAAAGCGAAGCCCATCTTTTCTCTTTCTGGCTTTTGAGAAAGCTTCTCGTGAAGCTCATTAAGTTGATTTCGCATTTGTTTCCACATACTTTACTCCTTCATTCCCCTTCCTTATAACTCAATTTCTTACCCGATAGTTGCTTGACCCTCGCCGAGGGCCGCTTATACTTATCAATTCTTGGTTGTTATACTTAGCTGTAGAATAAACACGGACAATATAGGACATAGGATAAGAAAAGATCCTCCGATTATACGTGCAATTATGTTGCTTTCGATGGATAATACAACCCCTCCCAGAATAGCTAGGGAGAGCAATGAACCAGAATACAGCGAGATGAATAGCAACTTTAACATATGAATACTCCTTTGTTTGATCCGCTATTTGCCTGTTGCGTGATCGTCCCAATAATCAGAATCACCATCTTCCGGCAAAGTAACGGAATATTCATGAGTTCCGTCAATAAGTTGCTGAAACATATCCCTCATAGCTATAAGCCTATCTTTCGACCAGTTTCGATATTCCCAGCCACATTCGCATGGGGTATCCCAGCACTTCTCACAATCAGACATTGCCATTTTCTACCCCCATAAAATCCACGCCAAGTTTTTGGCTCCCATTGTATCTTGCATGTCTTACTCCTTTGTTTCTACTATAACTTTATGATAGGGGAGGAGACCAGCGACGAGGATTGAAGTTAAGCAAATGTTATGCTTCTTTATTTCTGTCTGCAAACCAGCGTAGTGTATTTACGGCGTTCTGAAGTTCGTCAGCAGCCTTGCCAGCTTGTTCTTCCGTCATGCTATCACCATCTCCGAGGTCTATCCGAGTTGAACCAACGGTCAAATAGGCTCGAAGATACTTTCCCATTATTCCTGTGTCTGTCTCAATTGAAATCATCATCTTTCTCCTTTCGCGGCTGCCCGTCGTCTTAACATTTGTTTGACCTGCTTTAGTTAGGTTGAATCAGTTGTTAGAATCTCTTGATTATCAAACCAGAAAATCAGGCGAACAGCATCAAAGCCTTTGGGAATATGATATGTGTCGGGATACTTCTGGAAAGAAACCAGACCATTTCCAAACATATAAGTACCGCCAAGCACTCCTGACTCAAGATCATACTGGTTCCAAGCATACTCTTCTTTTGCGTCAGCTATCTCTTTCTGCGCCTTTAGCCAATCTTCCAACTTAGCGATTTCATCCTCATTGAACCAAGATGCCGTACATGCGTCACCTTCCCCTCTTTCCCAATCAAGGCGGGTGATTACGGACATATCGTCCGGGACGCCTTTCGGCTCTACAATTGGAGTAACATCTCTCCTAACGCTAGACATGATTTCAAAAAGTTCGTACCAACGGTCAATGTGCGGAACTGAATAATGCTCCCATTTGCCTTGATATCGAATCTCTACGTGTGCGTGAATATCATATCCCATGTTCTTCTCCTTTTCTTCTTGCAAATATTTGCTTAACCTAACATCCTAACAGATTAAGTTAAGCAAATGTTATATGTCTTTTTCGTCTACTGTAATTATTGTGTCATTGTGACAAGCCCCGTGACACAATAATACAACTTCTTTGATTGTTGCTTTTCTTATTTTTCCAAGACCTGTTGAATCCCAACAAAAATGAATACACTTTCCTGACGGCTTTAGAATACGAGCTATCTCATCTTTACACTTAGCCCAATACTCTGCCCTTCCTGCTGTTCCGTTGTGTTTTGGTGTGTATCGTCTAAGGCATTGTTCAACAGAATATGGAGGGTCAAACAAAACACCATCAAGGGAATTGTCCGGCAATGATTTCAGAAAATCAAGTGCGTCCATTTGATAAGCATTTCCCCTGCCTTCTATATCATTTGCCAATTCTGCGGGGCTGTTTTCTCCTGCAAACGGGTCTGCCCATCCCTTCCCGACGTTATATTTTATAAAAAGCTCCTGTACTGGCTTCATAGCAAAAGTCCAGATTGAAGGCATTACCCACGTCCTGCTTATTTCCATTCTATTCTCCTTTTATCGGGATTAAATCTCCAATCATTACTATCTCCTTAGCTGACTATCTAACTCCCCTCTTTATTACTCATTATACATCACATTCATGAATAATGCAAGTATTACGTTTCTTTCATGGTTACTATTCATGTATAAATGGGCGTTTCAAAAAAGTGTTTTCCCTTAAAAAGAGGCGAAATGCCGAGGGCCGAGGGCCGAGGGCCGCAAAGGCCTATGGGACAAGGACTTATATATGAGTACTCACGATGTATAAATGGTCGTTTCACATTAGTTTTGCTTTGGCAGAATTTAACGACTACACTACAAGTGTTGCTCATATACATGAATAATAGTGTTTTTTAGTAAATTCTTTTTAGAAAAAAAATAAAAATATTTTAAAAAATTATTTCCTGGTAGCGCCTATAGTTAGCTCATTGCCCCCTATAAGTAGTCAAAGTACTATATTGCTCTCTGATGGGAAAAAATTTCCCATTTCTTATCTCTCTATTTTTATCTATAAACATTTATCTTTATTTACTTAGCAACTAGTAATCCAGGTCGATGGTTGCTGTAACACATTTAACAAAGTTAACATAACCCCATCTTAAAACACCCCAAAAACTGGAGATTTTAGACATAAATATTTTACATTCTTAACAAGATTGACATTCATGAGCTATCTACGTAAAACGTCGCAAACTGATATTTCATATAAACCACAGTCAAATATATTCTTACCCTGAGAGGATTTACGAAAACGAAAGCTAACACAAAAAACACCCCTTTTTACCCTTTTTTGGTAGAGATTTTGGAGATTTCGAGTTTCGGGTAGGTTTTCGTGCCAAGTACCTCGTTACTACGATATCTTTTATTTCCTTATCCCATAAAGAGATATTTGTTTTTATGAGCAGGAGGTGCACGTGAATCGTCAACTCGTTTTTCGAAAAACGCACATATCGATAATTTTTTATCCTTGATTTTTGATCTTCACTTGGCTACGAAATTCGTAATCAAATCGAAAATAGGCCCTTTGCTCGGTGCTCCGGGCCTTATAATACGGGTAAATCCTCCTTAGTTATTGAGCACTACGGTCGTTCCGGCAGGAAGCGGCTCAAAACTGTTTTCAGCCCACGATTTACTGTGGTAACCCAAAGACCAGACTCCTGAAGGAATCACTACGGTGCCCTCTTCTGGAGCAACAAATAAAATAACTAATCCATAATCATCTTCACCTAGATACGGGTATTTCGTCGCTGTAGCCTCCACATTTTCTTTCTCTACGATTCTTGCTTCCATCTTCGCTCCTCCTTAGTTACTGAGCACTACCTCAACCCCGAAGGGCAGAGGTTCAAAAAGCTCTTCCTGCCAGTCATTATTATAACTGCCTAAAGTAGTTCCTTTAGCTTTATACACAATGACTCCTCTTCCTGTTCCAGTAAATAAAACAATCAGATTATTTACTGTTTTGTGTCTCTTCAGGCAGGGGTACTCAGCCCTCGGCCCTCGTTCTTCCGGCATCACAATCCTTGATTCCATGTTCGCTCCTCCTTTTTCTCGGCTTCTTTAAGAAGCATGGTCACTTGTCTTTGAAGCTTGTTCCTTATAACAGTTTCAATTTCTTTCTTGATCTTGCCCTGATCGGCCAGGGACTCTGCGACAATGGACGGAAGATTCTCAATCCACTGTTTATTCACTTCTTTTTGTATGGTTTCTGTGATAGAATAGTAATAAAGTTGTTCAGTTACTACTTCTTCCACTAAATCTTTAAGCCGTGCTTCTATTTTTTCATGCAAGTATTCATCGTCAATTGTAAGATTAATTATCATTTAGTTCTCCTCCCCTTGTTCCCCAAGGGCCCTCAGCAATCGGCCCAGGGCCTCTGATTCCTTATTCATAGCACTCATGAGTCCTTGCGTTATTTGTGTTGCCTGCATCGTCGCTAGGCCCAGGACATCCGATAGGTCAATCACTCCTTCCTTTAGAAGCTCGTAGATGCTGTCCTCAACAAGGCCCAGGACCGTGGAACCATCGACGCTCGTCATTCGGTCGGAAGGAAACAGCCCTTCCATCTTCTGCTCGATTCTTTGTTGTATGGCATAGGTTCTCTCTGCCCGAGTGAATGCATCCATGTTCCATAGGTGCAAAAGATTCGTTGCGCTCCTTTTGGGCTTAGGAATGAATGGATTCTGGATAGTGAACCCTTCCTCTTCTTTGCTCTCTGCTTCCTCCCAAGAACAAAGGTCATACTTTGCTAAAGCCTCGGAGGAAAGGTCACAGTCGAACGACGAATAGTCTTCTAGAGCCTTCAGGCAACGCACAGGAAGGCCGGAGAGCGCAGGGTAGTCACATAGGGTATCTTTGGATGCGGGCTCTCCTACATAGCGGAACGTGCGCCCAGGGACGAACTGAGTAATCATTGCGGGGACTCCTTATTCGCTTGTATTCTTTTTAGTTCCTTGAGCATTTCAGGTTTAAATGTTCCTTCTTCGTTCCAAGGATCTTGACCCAAGGAATCACAGAAATTTTCTACAGGACAAAAGGAACAATCTAGACCTTCAATAGGTAAACAATTTTGTATTTCTAGCATCATTTCAATCCTATTTTTCATTCTTTCAGTCCTCCTTAAACTCAGGAACCAGGATTCCTTTATCGAATATTAAAAAGTCTTCTGTCTTCAGGAAGCTCTCCCCGTCTTCCCAGCAAAAGAAACACCGAGTGTCGTTGATATCTTGCCCTGTAACAATCTTAAATAAACTCTCAAGCCTCCTTTCTTCTTTTTCCTCTTGCTCTTCAGTCAATTCGCCCCGGAGCATTGCGGTCCTCACCGCTCGGCCTTGTTTTTCCACGTAAAGAAGATTCTCATATAACGCTATAGAATTAGCTGTAGGTGAGATATAGTCTTTATAAAGATAAATGAGAAGTCTGTATCCATGACCCCATATCTTTTCTTCCTTAGTCATCTATGCACCCTCCTTTCTGCTTTCCCCGCCTTCCTTGCTTCTTCCCCAAGGAACAATGCAGTCAACAGCGCGTAGTTCCTTGAGTTACGCATGACGGGGTACGGCCTTCCTTTGTTTATGATGTCTCTCTCAAGGCACATGAATATTACATTCATGTTCCGAGAAGATAGCGACTCCTTTATGTTTACTAGACGATATTCCTTACCTTCCGGGCTCTTGGCAGTGATTCGCAGCGTCGCAGAGTCCTGAGAGAGCGTCCATCCGTCACCTTCCGCGACGGTGGTCTTTCCTTCCTTGGTGCAAGTATAGAGCATATCGGAAACCCTCCTTTAATAGTTCATTGCTTCTTTGGCTATGGCAATCAGGTCGAGAGGCTTTTCTGTTGTTGCACCTGCCGTCCACGCCGCCCACGCCGCCGCCCACGCTGCTGGCGTCGTCGACTCCAACGCCGCCCTAGCTGCCCTCACCGCCGCTGGCGTCGCCGACTCCAACGCCGCCCTAGCTGCCTCTTTGCTTCGATCTTTACCGGAGAGCCAAGAATCAGCCCATCCATTCCACTCTGAATCTTTGCATACTTCCTTAGCACAAAGAATCCCGAACGCTGTTCGTTGTGTTAAAGAGACTTCGGGAAGGGGCATTTCTTCTATGAGGTTCATTTCTTTCCAGCCTTCCTTTAGGCCGGAATCTTCTTTGTGCTCTCCTTTAACATTACATTTGAAAAGACGTGGATTTATATAGTCTGCATAGATAGGGTTGAGGATCTCTGCAAGCAAGGGATCGGTATAGCAGTATAGGAAATCTTCGGAACAGAGTTCCGTTCCTTTGCCCTCGGCCTTCTTCCAGGTGTTCAGTTCCCATTGAAAACCGTTGTGTGTCTGCATGTTCTGGTCTGTAAGTTTGTAGCGAAGCTCCATGAATTACTCCTTTGTTCCGTTGACGTATCTGTATACATAGTAGGGCGGACATAGCCTATCGATTATGTACACGCTCTCATCCTTGTGCGACGCGCATAGCTTCCGCATTTTCCGCATGGCGCTGGAATAATGGTTAGTTTCCAGTACTAGCACGTCACGAGGGAATTCTACTGCGTAGATCATGACGAGGACTCCTTTATAGCTTAGTTAAGGAATTCTAGTACCTCTTGCAAGTGTTTTTTCTTCTCTATCAATTGCAAGAAAAACAAAGCAAGGATCTTGTACCATTTAACCTCATGGAATTTCCGCACCGTTCCTTGCCTATTGATATGGACATATACAATACCTTGACTTTCATACCATGAACCTACTTCGAATGTGGCCATAAATTCCTCCCTTACTCTGTTTTCGGCGCTTGCTCTAGTTGATTCAACTTCTCAAGAATCTGTCTATAGTTCCCCTGTCCTCCGCCTTGGCAAATATAGCCGAAATTATCCTTCCATTCACCTGCAAGAGGACAATCTCCGCAAGAGATACCATAACAAACCCCTTCTCTGGAGATAATTTCTTTCCTTGTTTCTTCAAAATGCTTAGGATTAGGCTTTCTCATGGTTTCCTCCCTTAGAATATTCCTTGCAGCTTCAAATAAAGCTCTGTTCTGTTCGTCATGACTCCAGGGTCAAGATTCAATTTATATATGACCGGATGGATGCATATATGATACGCGCCAAGGGTCAGGGACGACCGTCCTTTAGTCCTTTTAATGATATCCAATTCGGCCCTGAGCTCGTAATCTGATTGAAAAGGATTAAAGAACGTGTTCCCTGAGTAGTGGAGCATGTAAGTCTTTATTGAGGGCTCTATAAGCAATCTTCCATACTTAAAAGAAAGTCCCATATCTGCCGAGAAGACGAGACTTTCATCGTCCAGTGTCACGGGATCTTGAACGATGACCATCTCTCCGCCTTCATTGTAGATACCTTCTTGCATCTGAGGGACAAAAGATAATACAAGGAAATATCCGACAAGTAAATTCATTTAAGAACCTTCTTTGTTATCCAATTAAAACAGGATTACCACTTTTTGAAATTCGCCCTTCTATTTCAAAAGAAGCTCCGCAAACTTCTTTTTCTCTAAACTCTGCGATGATTGCCTTAGCATACTTTCCGTCTCGCTTGACTCGGTATGCATCCTTTACAAAGCTATTATACCGAGAAATTATCTGCCTTCCGGTCATTCAAGAGCCTCCTTTAAGTATAACTCTTCCTGTCCTGATCATCGGTGTACGATTCGCGATCTTGGCCGTTTAAAACAGCGTCAAGAAATTTCCAGTTGTCTTTTACTGGCTTAATTAGTTTTCTATTAGGTATTTCCAGCAATTGCGCCGCCTCTTTTCGGCTATTCGCCCGGACGAAAGCTCGATAGGTACATCCGTCACTCGTTCTAGCACAATAAAGAGACTTTGCAGGAGTCCCGCCCCAGTATGCTCCGCCGTCGTCGTAATCTCCGTTAAGTCTTACACGGAATAAATATATCCTTTTGTCTGATACTTTTTGCTTCGCCATACGAAGATCTTACCATTGGAGCGCCGCGATTACAGTTAACACCTTCAAATTGTTTCATTTCGCCCACCTCTTCCCGTTCATGAACGCGGCAAGTTTTCTTCCGGCTTCCGCGTTCTTACAACGCGCGTACAATTCATTTTTTGTTTTGTTATACACGGTCCCGATGTCTGTTGAAATGAAGTGATCAAAGTGTGTTTTAATATCTTGATACACCGTGCGAATTTCACCGTTCGATCCTTTTGTGTCGATCCGCACTATGCAGTCGTCTAGTATTGCCCCTCCGCCTGTTGATACGGAAGATTTTATTAGAATAGGTATTTTTATAGTGCCCATAGACCGGGAAACATGGCCGATCGTGTCGTATTCTTCATTCCAGCACCTTCCATCCTTGCCGTAGAAAATGCGTATTCTTTGCCGTCTCTCACGTGATGTTTCAAGCCATGAAATAACGCCGTCCGGCGTTTCTCGATTGTAATACGTGCCGTTTACGATCTTGTATCTGTCATCGGTCGAGTATTGAATGTCCATAGATTGATCCTTTACCTATATTCTCGAAGCGTATAGCCGTTGCGCTTTGCATAGGCTCTCCAAAACGATCGCGGCATAGGTCCGATATCTCCGCGATAGAACCACGAATGGCCATTATCGACCGATTCGGAAGCTACAAAGCCCGACCCGTATGGATCGCCGTTGTGTTCTAGTTCTAATATCCTCTTCATTTCTAAAACCTCCATAAACTGAGATACAACACGGCTTATAAGGGCCGAACGTCCATAAAATAACGCTCCTGTAAATTGCTTCCATCTTGATAATCGATTATCACGCATTCATCTTCCGGTATTACTTCGAAAGCTATACCATCTTTGTTTATTACTTTATCATGCACTTTTTGGCCTTTTACGCAAAATACGTTGTCCATATAAAACCTCCCTCGTACTAGAGATACAGCGCGGCTCCGTCATGAGCGGAGCCGGAAGTCGCTAGCTTCGCGCGCTTATTGTTCGTTATCATCCGGTCCGTTAATTTGTTTTATAAAATGTTCAACCTTTTCGTTTAGTGTTTTATAATCAATCTCGAATTGTTTTAATCTTTTTTGGTAATAATCAAGCGCTTTTAAAAGTGCCTTTTCGCAGCTAACTTCTCCCATTGCAAGGTACATACCTCTTGTGTAGTCATACAACCAAAAAGCACCAAGATATTCACTATTAGTGTTACACTCTGAAATCGTAAGTGTATCGCTTAATTTCTCGCTTTTAATGCACTTCATAATTCCGCTCCGCTACACTCACTTACAAATTTTTCTACTAGTGATCGCATTCGTTTTTTAGCTTCATACCATGGCAAGTAATCTTCTTCTGTTTTTCTAGCAAGAGCCTCATATTTTCTGATAGTATCGTAGGAACAAGTAACATTTTTATTGCTTAAAGGAGCGTATCCGGTTGAAATAAGAACATTATCAATATCGTAATAATCGCATGACCATCCCTCTGTTCTATAAGAATAGGCGAATGGACTTTCGTATTTTAAAAGAGTCTGAAGGTCGCAATAACCTACACTTATTATTTTGTTGTAACCTTCCCGCATTTCTCGCTTAGTTGCTCTTAATTTAATCATCTTACTACTCTCCTTTCCTTGTTCTCTAATTCGAACGCCTTGATCACCATGCGATGCGCTCGCCTTAGTCCGGTTATAGCCTTGACTGTATCGGGAGACTTTAAAGCGGCTTCCTGTTCTCTCCGCGCGCGGATTCGCAGGTATTCGGCGCTGGCGGAGTATTCGCGGAATTGATCAATGATCATTCTTTCGCCCCCGTATTCCTTCGCGCAAGAGCGATAGCCGCATCGCCATGGTACGCGCGATCCGCGAAGATCCATGCATTTTCTTCGGTTAGCGGAACGCAAGAGCTGCACACGTGAGTCTCTTTCCCGTCGATGTCGCGGAGTACGACTAATCCGTCGTATTTTACTTTTCCGTTCACGTCCCGCGTTGTGTATTGCTCGGCGGAGACATAGCCGGTTTTAGAGCGCAAGGGTTCTTTAATCTTGTACGGTCCGATCATGGTAGAAACCTCCGAAATAGAGATAGATCGCATAATGCAATCGTCTAGGTCGCCTATCACTAGGCGACTAGGATGACGGCGCTAAGCCATATTCATAAGTTTTTCGCGTTCTTTTTTGGAATTTCCCGGCCTAGAATCAAGCAAAGCCAATTGTTCTTCCTTGCTTCTTTTTGCTCGGGCCGCGTTTCTTTCTTCTGCTTCTTTTCGGGCCTGTTCTTTTTTCCGCAAAGTGTTGGCTTTTCGGTACTGGTTTCGGGCTTCTCTTGACATTTTCTGTTGTGCCATCTGCTTTTCCTTGTGCCAATTAAGGCTATAAAATAAGACACGCTAGGCGTATCGCTCAGTCCGTCTCTCATGTAGAGACGGATAAAGTGATGAGCCTATTTAGGATACATGCCGCAAGCGTGTCTCATTCCGTCATTTGCGAGTTCTGAAAGGGTCATGTACTCTTTTTGCATGTAGAATACAGCCGCTTGTTTAGAAGAAAAGCCGCTTTCCATACATTCATTGTCTGATATGCGATAGATTCCAAATTTGGAAATCTTGTCAAATTTTACGGTATATTTCATCTTGCTACCTCGTCCCTGAGCGAGCGACGCTAGATCTTACGCGCATCGACGCACGGAAGGCTTCCCAGCGGTCAGACATGTCGCGGCGTTGGATGTCGCGGCGCTTGGCAAGAGTCAAGGCGCGTCGAAGGTCATCACAAGCAAGGGTCAAGGCGTCATGTTTGATTGTGTTACTCATATCGGTTATCTCCTAATAGTATGTTCCGGATACGTTTTTTCCCCATATAGGACAGCCGGTCGCGCGGCTTCGGCATGCACGCCGTAAGATAAGTTTTTTCGCTTGTCCCAAGGTATGATGTCCGCCGACGTAGTATCGGAGTCCCCTGTATTCGATAGCGTGCTGCATGATGTCCTCCTAATTCGTCTATCTGATCTAGAGTATTATCTCACGGATATAGCATAATGGTCAAGCATTATTCATTGATAATAGACAAATAATTTACGGAGATCGGCGAGGGAGGATAGATTAAGAGCACTACATATATAGGACGCTGGACGTTGCGGGCAATGGGTAGGCGGCAGGTGGGCATAGGGCGCAGCTATATAGAGGGAGGGGTGTATAGGCCGATCGCTATATAGGGCCAAGATTCATCCCTTGTACGGTTAGGAACAAAAATGCCTTTAATGTATAAGAGTAACTCGTGTATAGATATATAATTCAGTAAAGCTTGACAAGATAATACTATATAGTGTATGTTTAGTATTAGGGGGTTCCCTATGACAAGAACGCTGGAACAATGCAAGAATGAAATATATAAATCCATCTCAGATAACGGGGTGCATCCAGAAGTAGCCATCTGGGGTGTTTGCTCCGACAACTTTGACTATATAGAAATACTCTCTAAAGACGTTGCTTTTCAGAATCGGTGCAAGGCGTTGGAGCACAGGTACATCATGCTTCTGCAATCGGACCTCGACCAGGTGCGAAGGGACAACCAGGAGAAGGGAAACACAAGGGAGAATCGTTACCGGCAAGATCAGTTTTTCTCCAATTTCCAGTCGGCCAGGGGCGATGAGTCCCCGACCATCCCCGCCCCAACAATCGAGGAAAGATAAATCAATGCAAATGGATTGCGATGAATGCGGAGCGAGCTTCCATCTCGACCTTGCTAGATACATCCCTTGCCCTATATGTGGAAGCTATAAAAGCGTCAACATTGCTCTTTTGCTCAAGTCCGCCTTCTCTTACGGCTATTGCAAAGGGGCCGAGAATCATTGCATCGAACCCGAAGATATAGATGAAGCCTTCGGCGATTGGCTTGACTTCGCAAAATTACCGGAGTATAAGGAATACGTGTAGAGGGGCGCTGGTCCCTCTATCTTCTACCCTTACTATCTAGGAGCCCAGATGCCCTCTGAAGTAAAATCCGAATCCAAACCCCCTCGCAAGCCCCGAGTGACCGTCCTAAAGATGCAGAAACCCGGCTGGAACGACTGGTGGGAACTTCGTGTTGCTAGAACCCAGAAGGAGATGCAACTAGACATTGCAGCCTTCGACAAGGAAGCAGGGATCAAGGAGTCCGACGCTACTGGAGTTCTGGGGCAAGTGTCGCCGGTTTCTACGTTGACTTTTGATGAGGACGAAGTAACGATCGGTACTCAGTTTGCTACAATGTTCCTAAATCGTGAGGACCTCACTCCCGGAGTAGTTGCTCATGAATGCTTACATCTCGCCATGGCCCACGAGAGATTTATCAACTTTGCTATGGACTATGGAGACGAATCAGAGAATATCGAGGACGAGGAGCGATTGGCGTACTACCTGACATCATGTATCCGAGGGGTCTATACAACGCTCGTAGAGCAGAAAATAATTAATCCAACCAAGGAATTTAAGCTGGTGTAATATGCCCCGAAGAATACATCCAAAACCAACACCCCTACAGCCTCTCAAATTCACTCTAACTTCCCCGCAAATAACTATTTTGCAAGATCCTTCCCGTTTCCGCATGATCTGCGCTGGGAGGCGTTTTGGGAAAACCTTTCTTGCTAGGGCCGAATTGCTCATGGCCGCTTTGTCTAAACCCCATTCTCTTATTTGGTACGTTGCCCCGACTTACAGACAAGCAAAAGAGTTGATGTGGAAACCCCTTAAAGAGTTGGTTCCGAAAAATTATATCAAATCTAAGAACGAGACAGACTTGTCCATGGTTCTTGTCAACGATTCAGAGATAAAATTAAAGGGCGCGGATAACGCCGATGCTCTGCGAGGACTCGGGTTAGATTTCATAGTCTATGATGAATCAGCGTTCCAGGGCAAGTATGTTTGGGATGTTACACAACCTGCCCTTTCAGATAAATTAGGTAAAGCTCTCTGGATTACAACTCCTTCAGGATACAATTGGTTCTATGACTTAGTTATGGAGAATAAAGATAAAAGAGACCAGAGCTGGGGCTATCATCACTTCACTACCATGGAGGGTGGAAATGTTCCTGAAGAAGAATTAGAACGAGCAAAGCGAGATATGGACCCAAGAATGTTCCGCCAAGAGTACCTTGCCGACTTCATGAGCCTTTCTGGCCGCGTCTATTACGCCTTTGACAGAGATAAAAACTCCGTCGATCTATCCGATTCTTTAAAATTGGCTCAGGATGGCAAAACAACCGTGTACGTGGGTCAAGACTTCAACGTATCCCCTGGTGCTTGCGTGTTTGCTATAAAACGGGACGGTGTAGTGCATGTAATAGGAGACTTGGAAGTTCACAACAGCAACACAGCTCTTATGGCCGAAGAAATCCGTCGTCGATTCCCAAAGAATCCTATTATGGTGTTCCCTGATCCCGCTGGAGCCTCTAGAAAGACTTCTGCCGGGTATGGTGTGACCGATTTTACTATTTTGCAGCAAGCAGGGTTTCAGGTCTATCCTTCAACTTCCAAATATTCCGTATCGGATAGGATAAATACTGTCAATACTGCCCTTTGCAACGCCGCAGATGAGAGGCACGTATTATTTCACAATGGAGGGACCACAACGAGGATTCAGAAATCCTTGGATGGCTTTACATACCTAGAAAACACCAGTATTCCTGACCCAAAGAGTCCCTTAGTGCATATTTCCGACGCCCTTGGCTATATGCTCATGATTTTAACGCCCATCGCCCCGTCGATGAGGAGAATTGATGTTACTGGAGCGTAACAAAACGTCGGAAGTTATCTTTAATTGCCTACGTTTTGTTATCATTGACAGATAAAGTTCTTTCGTGTATACTTTTAGTATATGGAGGAATCCTATGCCATTGAAAAAGGGATACTCGAAAAAGACGGTATCTTCCAATATTTCTGAACTAGTACATTCTGGAAAGTACTCACAGAAGCAAGCAGTGGCTATTGCACTTGAAGAGGCGCGTAGAGCCAGAGAGAAGAAGACCAAGAAAAAGAAATAAGGAGCTCAATATGGCATGTTCAACCTCTAAGAAAACAAAACCGAAGAAATCAGGCAAGAAATAGTTATATATAGGAAGGAACCATGACCCTAGAATCCCAGGTTCTTAATACCGGAATATCCGCAACTCATCGTGACTACAATAAGTTCTATGCTCGATGGGAGTTTATGCGAGATGTTTTGGATGGTGAAGATACGGTCAAGGCTCAAGGAACTATTTATCTTCCGCAACCTAATGGAATGAGTACTTCTGAGTATGAAGCCTACAAAACTCGTGCCGCGTATACAAACTTCACTGCCCGAGCGCATAGTGCTATGTGTGGATTGGTAGGAAGAAAGAAACCTGGTCTAGTTGCACCTGAAGAGATACTAGCTTTAGCCCCAGATATCACGATGACCGGGGATTCTCTTGATTCTTTCTCTATGGATTGCTTATCTGAAACTCTCGCAACAGGCCGGGCAGGAATACTGGTTGATTATCCAGTAGCCCCGGAAGAGCCTCTTGCTATCCGAGACCTAGAACTCTATGGAATGCGACCCTATTTTATTTTGTTCAAAGCTGAAGATATCCTTGATTGGCGAGAAGGAAGAGTTGGAAATCGTCGTGTCCTTACTTTTGTAAAACTACGGGAATATTTCGAGCAACCTATGGGAGGAAGCAACTCAGGATCGGCTTCCTATAATACTACATTGGAAGAAAGAATTCGTGTTCTTCGTCTTGATGAAGAAGGATACTGCGTATTTGAAGTCTATGCCCCTGTAATAGAGCCGGGATCAGAATCTACACAAGCGTTTTTAAGCGTAGATACAGGACCTACTACAAGAGACTATATTTATCAGAATGGAGAGAGGATAAGCTATATTCCTTTTGTATTCTTAGGTCCCTTAAAGAATAGCCCAGAAATTCAGCG